CGTAAATGTCCCCCAATTTTTTAAATTGCATTTATATAATATTATTTTGTATATTTGTTAAAGTTAAATATTAAATATTAAAAATTTTTGAAGAATGGAAAAAGGAATTATGTTAAAAAGATTATTTAAAACGACGACAAAAATCAATAAAAAAGGTTGTTCAATTAAAAAGATTGGAAACGACGTTAAATTTTTTGTATATGTTAACGGCGGTTGTATTGGAACGACCGGTTCGTTGGAATTGCATTTACCAACGCGACACAATAAAAATATTGTTGTTCTTTGCGATTGGGTTTTTAGAAATTACGACGAACAAAGCGAATCATTCGAAATTGAATTGGATTTTGCCGAAGATATAAACGCGACATTAACCGACGATTTAACCGGCGACATTGTGGAACGTTTGTTGTCAAAAAATGAAATTGCAATTGTTGAAGATTTTGTTGATTCAAATTCTTATGAAATGTTTTCGGATTTTGTCGAATTGGACGAAGAACAATTTTTATTTATCTAAAAAAAAACAATGAAATAAAAAAAATAAAAAAAAGTTTGAAATAATTTGGTTATATAAATTAAATTTGTATAATTGTATTGTTAAACAATTAAACAATATAAAAAACAAGATTATGAAAAACGAAACATTAAAACCGACAAAAGAATTATTAATATTAGCAAAACAAAAGGCAAAAATGTTTAAGCCTAATCAAAGTAATAGAATGCAAATGTTAAGGTTGACGGCGGAAGATAAATCATTTACTTTATTTTATCAAATTGGAATGACTTATATAGGAAGTTTAAAAGAAGATAATTTAGGTAATTTTTTTAAAAACAAACCAACATACGAATTAACCGACGATTCAACATTAAAAGTTATTGCGACAATGCAAAGACTATAAACAAAACAAAGGCGGGGGCAAATGTCCCCGTTTTTTTTTTACAATCCTAAAATAACGCGTTTTTCTTCTTCGGTTAAATTAACGCCCATTTCGTTAACTTTTAACAAAGCGGACGCGCGTTTGTCCATTGCTTCGGCGCGTTCTTTTTCGTCGTGTTGGAAAATTGGCAAATGTTCAAAGTCCGGTTTTAAATATAACCCGTCTTTTTCCAAACCTAATTGTTCCGAAATTCCATTGTAAATTGATTTTGTATAAGGAATAATTGTATCATTGTACGCCATTTTTAAACCTTCTTTAACGTTGCTAAACGTTGCGCCTTTTTCTTGGCTAAAAACGTAATTATTTAAGCCGTAAACGTCAACAATCGCCATTTTGTCGGCGGTTAATTCTTCAAACAACATTAAATCTTTTGTTGGATAACTCATTGGTTGCCAATTAACGTTCGATTCTGAAATAATTAATTCATCTTTGCTCCGTGCGTACCAATCGCGTTGTAATTCGTGTTTTTCTTCGGGCGTCATTGGAATCGAACCGCCAATGTCGTTATTTTGTGCGGATAATATGCCAATCGCCCCAATATTTTCCAACAAAACATTTCGTTTTTTATACGACGCGCGAATGTTTGACAAAGGAAATTTTAAAGAATCCAAACGCGAATTTGGATTAACAACGTTTAATCCGTCCGGCGTTGTCAAATAAACAACGTCTTCAAAGTCTAATTTTTCCGAATCATTGTCCGAATACATAAAATTATAATTATCAATTAACCCGTCGGAATCCATTTGTTTTAATTTTTTTCCGGATAAATTAACAATCATTTTGTTTGAAGGTAACGGAACAAACAAATTCACAATATTAAACGAACGTTTCGGCGCATAAACAAACGAATTTGAATAAAGCGCGTCGTTAACGGCAATTGAATAAATAACGTCCTTCCACGATTGCGTCGGGTTTGGATTGTCAATTAAATCATAAATCCAATGACTTTGAACAATTTCCCCGTTTGAATCGCACAAAATAGGTTTTGAAGATGAAACCATTGACGCCCGTTTATCGATTACGGTTCGCAATTCCGGAATTTCCAAATAATGTTTGAATGCGTTATGTGTATCAATCCAAATTGGTTGTTTGACGCCCCAAATATTAGAATAAATATTGTTTCCCGTGTTAAATTTGTCGATAAATCTTTGATTTTGTCCAAAATTTAGACCAAAAAAAGAAGACCAAAAAGATGATTGATTTTGATAATTCATTTTATTATTAGAAATTTTTTATCAAAATTACATAATTTTAAGTTAAATTTGTAGAATTATGAATAAAAGAATAAACACTTATAACGTTAAAGGGCAAAATTTAGCAATAAAGGATTTGGATTTGGAAAAACGCGAAGTTGCGGTTTATTTATCCCGTTTTGACGTTATTGACGCGGATAACGATATGATTATAAAAGGCGCGTTTAAAAAATCACTAAAAGAACGGGGCGTTAATTCAACAAGCAATCGAAAAATTGCGTTTTTGCGTTATCACAATTGGGAAATGCCAATTGGAACGTTTAAAAGTTTAGAAGAAGACAATAAGGGTTTGTTTGCCGTCGGAAAATTGGGAACGTCAACGTTAGGCGAAGACGCGTTAAAAGATTACGACGAAGGAATTATTAAGGAACATTCTATTGGTTTTAGATACATAAACGATAAAATTAAATTTATCGAGGACGAAACAATGGGAAACGGGGGTTATTATCAAATAAAGGAATTACAATTGTGGGAAGGTTCGGCGGTTACATTCGGCGCGAATCAATATACAAATGTTATTGACGTGGTAAAATCCGAAGGAAAAAAAGATATTATCGAAGAATTATATTCAGAAATTCAAACCGTTACAAAGTCGTTAATTAACGGCAAAGGAACGGACGAACGTTTATATAATTTGGAAATGCGATTAAAGTTTTTAAATGCGCGATTGTTTGACGTTGCCGTTTCAAATCCGTTCAACAAACAATTTGATTTGGTTAAACCGGAAGAAAAACAAACGCCGTTTAATTGGGAAAAAGTAATTAAAAGTATTAATTTTTAAAAAATCAAAAAAGTGGAAAACACAAATTTAACACCGGAACAAGCGATTGAAAAAATAAACAATAGCGTTGCGGAAAAAATGTTGTCAGTTGCTACAAAAGACGATTTCGAAGCGTTAAAAAATGACGTTAAAACAATTTCAGAAAAAGCAAACACCGAAGATTTAAAATTGGCGGTTGCAAAATTGGAAGGAAAATTGGAATCTTTAAACGAAAAAGCAATTTCAGACAACAACGAAAAAATGTCGTTAGGTGGCGCAATAATTAAAGCGTATAACGAAAACATTAACGAAATAAAAACCGTTAAAAACAACGGGGGTTTAATATCTCTTGACGTTAAAGCGGTTGGAACAATGACAATTGGCGGAAATTATTCCGGCGGAACGGTTGGATTGTCAGACCTTGAACAAGGTTTAACAAGAATACAAAGAAGACGCGCGTTTTTGCGTTCACTTGTTAACGTTGCGGGAATTTCTTCAAAATATGCGGTTTGGATTGAACAAGCGAATCCGGAAGGTGGCGCGGGAATGACTGCGGAAGGTTCGGAAAAAAGTCAAGCGGATTTTGATTTAGTTGAACGTTCAAAAGACGTTAAAAAGGTTTCTGCGTGGATTAAAGTTTCAAAAGAAATGGTTGAAGATATTCCATTTATGGAAGGCGAAATTAACAACGAATTAATTGAATTAGTTCAATTAAAACTTGACCAACAAATTTTGTCCGGTAATGGAACGGGTAACAATTTAAGCGGAATCGATTCTTACGCGACGTCGTGGACGGCGGGGAATTTTGCGAACACTATTCACGAAGCGAACAATTCGGACGTTTTAAGGGTTGGAATCGCACAAATTAGAAACGCGGATTTTGTTCCAAACTATATTTTAATGAATCCGGAAGACGTGGCGTCAATGGAATTGTCAAAAGCGTCAAACGGCGAATATACTTACCCAATGTGGGTTGAATCCGGCGAAGGAATTTCAAAAGTTGTTGGCGTTCCGGTTGTTGAAAATTCGGGCGTTACTGCGGACAATTTTATTATTGGCGATTTCACAAAGTCAAATTTGAGAATGCGTCAAGATATAACCGTTCAAGTTGGTTTTGTGAACGACGATTTCACAAAGAATTTAATGACCGTACTTGCGGAAGTTCGCGCGGTTCATTTCATTAAAACAAACCATACGGGTGCGTTTGTGAAGGGCGTTTTTAGTACATCAAAAACGGCGTTGGAAACACCATAATAAATTGATTTTAAATTGAACCCCGTCAATTGCGGGGTTTTTAAAAATTCTTAAAAATGGCAAAGGAAAAAAAAGAAGCAAAAAAACCGGTTACAAAAAAAGTTGAATTAAACGACAAAGAAATTTATTTGTTTAAAGCAAACGGAAACGGTAAACATTTAGTCAAAGACAAAGTTTATTCGGTAACGGGGGAAATTGCAAAAAATTTGTTAAAAAAAGGTTACGGCGAAATAAAATAAAAAATGGGTTTAATTGCGAAGGCGGATTTTGAATCGGGAAAATATCAGTTGCACACGGGAATGTATGACGACGACCAAATAACGGAATATATTTTAAAATACGAAAATAAATATATGATTTCATTATTGGGGGCGGAATTGTTCGATTTGTTTTGGGCGGATATTAATTCGGGTTTAACGGGAATCCCCGTTTCGCCAAAGTATTTAAAAATATATAACCCAATGCACGTTGACGAAGGTTCATTTATTATTTATTCTGAAGGAATGAAGGAAATGTTGAAAGGTTTTATTTATTATGAATACATAAAAGACAAATCGAACCAAATGACAACGGTCGGGTTGGTTAAACCAATTGGCGAAAATAGTCAACCAATTTCAACATTATATTCAATGTCCTTCAATCGTTATAATGAAGCGGTTTTTAATTATAAAGCAATTCAAGAATATATAATTCAAAACAAAGGCGATTATGACACGTTTAACGGAAGGCGTAAATATTTAATGTCGTGGATATAAATTTTAAAGACATATCGGATATTGTTAAAGACATTGTTAATTCAATTGATAATGTACAAAGACCAAAAGATTTTTCGGGAAGTCCGTTAACATACACTTTTTTTTGCGATACACTTTGGGCGCGAAAAGGTAAAT